ACCTTTAAGTGAGGGAACTAAAAAATCGAAGAAATCTAAAATATTAAGTATGTTAGGTGACGAATCACAAGATTTTGATGATCTTTTTGATGTTAATAAAGCACAACAGAATATTTATGAAGTAGAGAATAAAATCAAAGACATATTAAACGACTAATTATGGCAACATTCGGGAACATTAAAAATAAGATTTTAGTTAAATTGACTGAATCATACGGTAAAAAGAATTTTAAGAATAATCTTAATACATATTTTAAACCTATAACTAAGAATGATACACTCAAAGAGATGTATTCATTATATGAGGAATTGGAGGGTAAAACTTTCGAAGATAAAGATACCGCAACATTATATGTGGAAGAACTATCTAAAGTCTTAAAAGAAAGACACATTGAGGTAAGTGAAGTACTTGACCAAATGAATGAATCGTTATCCAACACTCACGTTGAGTCTAATGAATTATATCAGGCATTAGATAGACTTTCAACGGAAGATAAGTTAGGTAACATATCCGAAAAGGTAATTGCTAAAAAATTCTTGGTTAAACATCTAACAACAAGTAAAGTATCTGATAGTCTAAAAGTAGAGTCAGGTGTTAACGAAAGTTTATTAAACTCTGTATTAACAAATAACTTCAATGTGAGTTTTGACAAAACATTAAGTGAAGAAGATAAGACTAGGTTAAAAGACATACTTTCGATTAGTAATGAAGATTTAAATACTAAATTTGGTGAGTTAACCGAAAACATTAAAGAAAAATTAGATTCAATAGTAGAATCAGATGCGGAGTTTAAAACTAAATCTATTGAAGTTAAAACCGAGATTAATGAAATGTCTCAGAGTAAATATAACCTATACAGATTAGAAGAATTATTAAGTAACCTTTCAGAATAATATTCCTTGACGGTTGCTACCTTAGAGGTGTAAACCTTCACTTTTGAAACATCATAATCAATCGTGGAGGTTTTTTATTGCTCGTTCTCGTCGTTCAATTTCTGTATGTAAACCGCCTTTTGTTTTTGTAATCTTTTTTTGACTGATGGTTTAGTGAATTGTTTATTCTCTCTGAGTTTATTAATTTGTTTTACGTTTCTTACTTTTCTACGTAATTTCTTTATCGCTTTCTCAATACCACCTTTGTCTACTTTTATTATTAACATATATAATTTTGTATATTAATAAATATACTAGAAAAATTTGTTTTTCCAAAGAAAATTACTTATATTTTATTAAACACCATTAAAAGATTATAATAATGAATTAAATGAAACTAGGACGTTACATCCCATTAGGGGATCACAAAAACGTTAAGATTGGATATGGGACGATAAACCATAAAAACTTAAAGACGATATACCTCTCTTTAAACTCTTGGTTAGAACCAAATGAAGTATGTGAGGATTACGATGCAATACTACGGTCATCGAAAAATAAAATAAAAAGATTAGTTCACAATTTAGGTCACGGACTTTTTAGAGAAGAATCTATCGTTGATTTGGATGTGAGAACTAAAGGTATAAAAAAAGAAAAGAGATCTTTTATGAATTTAGAAGTTACTCTTTATACGTTAAAACAAGTAAACGTCAAGGATAAAGACTTGAAAACAGACATGTATAGTCTACTATGTGAAATCATAGATACTTGTTTAGATAACGAATTATTATACAATTTCCACAAAAAGAAAAAATAAGTCCGTTTTCCATGTATTTATAGTAATAAAACTACAGATACATGAAAGTATTAGGACCAAAAGAAACAGGTAAAGGAATATTAATAGAATATGACGCGGGATTTATTTCTCCCAAAGAGAATAAAAGTGTTATATCGGAAATGAAGGGAATTGATTTCTCTGAAGATATTATCCTTTACGCTGTTCTACAGAAATATGATACCCCGAATAAGAACGGGAGAATCTACCCAGAGAGATTACTCAAGAGAGAGATGGAAAAGTATCAAGAGATAATTGATAAAGGTTCAGCATTAAATGAACTAAATCATCCATCATCTTCACTCATAGATTTAGATAGAGTTTCACATACGATCACCGAGACTTGGTGGGACGGTAAAATTCTTATGGGAAAAATTAAATTACTTCTTTCACCTGGTTGGAAAAAATCAGGTATTGTAAGTACCAAAGGTGACCAAGCGGCAATGTTATTAATGAACGGTGTTACCTTAGGTATATCATCAAGAGGGGTAGGATCACTTAAATCAGTTAAAGGACAGAATATAGTACAGGAAGACTTTGAATTGGTTTGTTTTGATTTAGTATCATCCCCATCAACACCTGGTGCATATGTATTCCAAGATCCAGGAGATAGAGAAAAATACGAAGAATCAATTGAAGAACAACCTATCGTAGATGAGAGAATGAGTAAACTTATGGGTAATCTCAATAGTTTCTTGTCTAAATAATAAACTTTTCTTTGATTACTATATCATAAAAGTAATTTTTTCTTAATTAACAAGTATTTATTATTAAACTATATAAAACAAATGAGTAAAAAATCCATTTTAGAACAAGCATTGCTTCAAGTACAAGACCTTGAAGAGGCAGTAAAGGCAAACGCAAAAGGTATACTTGCTTCAACCATGAAGGAAGAACTAAACGATGTCCTAAACGAATCTATGGAACAAGAGGAAGTTGAACTTTCTACTAAAGAAGACGAACAAGATATGCCAGTCTCGGAACAAGGAATTGATGACGAGGAAGGAAATGATGACGAAACTTCGATAAACGACGAGCCAGCAGACGACGTTGATCCAGACATGGAAGATGAAGAGGGTGAAGACGAATCAGACGACGAATTATCTATAGATGATGAGGACGAAGATTTTTCATTACCAATGGATTCTGAAGAAGAAGGAGAAGACGAAGTACTCGATATGACCGACGCATCTGACGATGAAGTCCTAAAGGTATTCAAATCAATGAAACCTGAAGACGGAATTGTTGTGAAACGTGACGGTGATAATGTTGAACTCGAGGACGGAGACGACGAATACATCATCAAATTAGATGACGAAGAAAGTGAAGTCGAAGAAACAGAATACAACGAAGAGGTATCTGAAGAAGACGTTGAGGAATCAGAAGTATCTGAGACTGATATGGAAGAAGAGGTATCTGAAGAGGAAGTATCTGAAACTGATGACACTGTCTACGAAATTGAATTAGAAGACGTATCCGAAGAAGAAGTCTCTGAAGAAGAAGTTTCCGAAGAGGAGGTATCTGAAGAAGAAATTGACGAATCAGAAGTATCTGAGGAGGAAATGGACGAAGAAGTCTCTGAAGAGGAAGAATCTCATGAAGAGGAAGTCGACGAAGCTGCAAGAACAAAATCCAATGTACATGGTGACAAGGGAGGTGCTAACAGAGCCGGTATTAAGTCTAAGACTAAATATAAGGCAGGTGCAATCAACGAAGAAGTTGAAACTTTAAGAAAACAAAACGGTGAATATAAAAAGGCGTTAGTTTTATTTAAAGATAAACTAAACGAGGTTGCTGTGTTTAACGCTAACTTGGCATACGCTACAAGATTGTTCACAGAACATTCGACAACTCGTCAAGAGAAATTGAATATTTTGAAAAGATTTGACTCTGTCACTTCTTTAACAGAATCTAAATCCACTTATAAAGTAATAGAAGGTGAATTAGGTTCAAAACAAAATGTTACTGAGTCGGTTGCCAAAGCAATCGTTTCAACTCCGACATCATCCTCATCTCAAGAAGTACTTTCAGAAACGAAAGCATATGAAAGTCCACAATTCAAGAGAATGAAAGATTTAATGTCAAAATTATAATAAAATAAATAAAAAACTAAAACTTACATTTAAAATGGGAGCATTATTAGAATCAGGTATGGTTGGTAACATTGGGTTAAAACACCTAAGAGTTATCAAAGAAGATACCATCAAAAAATGGGATGACCTAGGTTTCTTAGAGGGACTTAATGGACATCAAAAAGATAACATCGCTCAGTTATATGAAAACCAAGCGTCTTATCTAATTAACGAAGCTGCTGTGTCTGACGCATCAGGTTCATTCGAAACAGTTGTTTTTCCAATTATTAGAAGAGTATTCTCTAAATTATTGGCAAACGATATCGTTTCTGTACAAGCTATGAACTTACCAATTGGTAAATTGTTCTACTTTGTACCTAAAATCGGTGAAAGAGATGCAAATGGTAATCACAAGAGTCCTTATGGAGTACCTAAAGGAACTGGTGATAACGCGGCTGACGTAGCAAACGGAGACTTTGACGGTGGAAGAAATCTTTATGATAGATTCTACGAAGAAGGTGACGGAGCTGATGAAGGTCTATTTGACTACTCTAAAGGTAAGTACACTACTGAAGCACTTGCGGGTCTTAAATTCGTAACATTCGAAAATGGACTAGCAACTGAAACAGATACACTTGCGGCTGGAGCTCATTCATCTGCAATTGTTAAAATTTCAGGTTTTGATAAAAGAGGATCAGGTAAAATTTCAGGACCTAATGGTAATGAAATGGATACTGAAGAATTTTTAGCATCTTTAGAAGTTGTTCACCCTAATATTAACGCTGGAGCTAAATTACCTTTTAACGTTGTAACTCAGAAATACGGAAACGGAATCGTTGAGTACGGTGCAAAAGGAACAGGTAACACAGGAGAATATCCTGATATCGTAGATAAAGACGGTGTTATCTTCTTACAAATTGACCTTGAGACTTACTCAGCAGCAGCAGGTTTCGCACAAGCTACCTTAGATGGTACTGAAGCGGCAACTGCATTCGCAGGAAGTTACAGACAATATGGTTCACTTGAATTCGAAGATGAAATCGGAGAAGTATCTTTCGATTTAGATTCTGTAACAGTTTCTGTTACTGAAAGAAAATTAAGAGCAAGTTGGTCTCCTGAATTGGCTCAGGATGTATCTGCTTTCCATAACATCGACGCTGAAGCTGAGTTAACTGCATTGTTATCTGAGCAAATCGCGGCTGAGGTTGATAGAGAGATCTTAAGAGACTTAAGAAAAGGTGCAGCTTGGAACCTTAAATGGGACTACAATGAGTGGAAATACGGTGGAGACGCTGGAAAAACACTACAGGGTTATACTCAAAAGGATTGGAACCAAACGTTAATTACTAAAATTAACCAATTATCGGCTCAAATCCATAAAACTACACTTAGAGGTGGTGCTAACTGGATCGTTGTTTCTTCTGAAGTTTCAGCTGTATTCGATGATTTAGAGTACTTCCACGTATCTAACGCAGGTGCAGAACAAGATCAGTACAATATGGGTATTGAGAAAGTTGGTACTTTAGCAGGAAGATACCAAGTGTATAGAGATCCTTACTTCCCAGCGGGTAAAGTATTGGTTGGACATAAAGGAAAGTCGTTATTAGACGCAGGGTACATTTACGCACCTTACGTACCGTTACAACTTACACCTACAATGTACAATCCATTCAACTTTACACCGATCAAGGGTATCATGACGAGATACGCTAAGAAAATGGTTAATAACCGTTACTTCGGTGTAATAAACGTTGCAGGATTACAAACATTCAACTTAGATTCTTTAAGATAATATATCTTTAAGTTCTATTAATATTAAAGGGGATCGATTCGGTCCCCTTTTTTTATTGCATTATTTTCCGTATATTATAATTTATGATATGGAAAGATTACTTTGTTAGTATTGCAGAACAAGTTAAAGAAAAGTCTAAAGACATTAAGACTAAAATAGGTGCCGTTATTGTTGGTAAGGACAATGAAATCCTGAGTACGGGATATAACTCATTCCCAAGAGGATTAAACGATAATTTGGTTCAGAGACAAGAACGACCTGAAAAATACTTTTGGTTTGAACATGCAGAAAGAAACGCCATATATAATGCTGCGAGAATAGGTGTATCACTAAAACAATCCACAGTATATCTAACTTCAGGACTACCATGTATGGATTGTGCAAGGGGTTTGGTACAATCGGGGGTAATAAAGATTGTATGTAAAGAACATTGTACTACTAAGAATTTGGGTAAATGGAAGGAAAGTCAAGAACGATCCCTTATTTTGTTGAATGAGTGTGGGGTAGAAGTTGAGTTTTATTAAGTTTTCTTATTTTCACATTTAAATCACCACTTCCTTTAATAATTCTATGAAACTCACCTTCAGGTATTGTAATAACTAAACCTTTTGTAATTTTAATGGGGAGTTTATTATCCATTTGAAACGACCAGTCACTTTCATGTAAAAAAGTAACTTCACGATCTTCATTATCGAAGTGCCATTTTAATTCAGACTCATTAATATCCCTTGGAAATATCCTTGTACTGTAATTGTTATACAATATTTCCCTAAATGGTAAAGTTTCTCCCATTAAAGTGTAAAGTTTTTCTTATTACTTTGTTTAATGATGTCCATCAGTGAATTAAAGACAGATTTTTCATTAATATATAGTCCTCTAATTATTATTCTACCGTATTCTATTAATGCAACTCCTGATTCATATTCATCGTAATCTTTACCTACATCTCCCTCTTCCATTGAGATGGTGGCAAACATAGTTAGACTACCTTCTACCATTTCTGCATTATCTTTATCTAATGTGTCATATGAATAACGACCGTCCTCATCCTCATCTTCCTCAGGATATTTGTCCGCCATGTAATAATCAATATCCACCATATCGGTGTGAGATAAATATTTATCTTGTGTTTGTTTGTTTCTTACAATAAATAAACCAGTTTTCTTATCCCATAACAGTAATTCAAAACGATCCTCTACATCGTCAAGTTCGGAATCATAAAACCCCTCACCTGTAGAATCGGGATATTCTGGTGGGTCATAATAACCCTCAAATAAATCAGAAAATTTCATATTACCATGGATTTGATGACTTTATTCCTAATGCTTTACGGTATCTCGTAATATTACAACTCCAATAACCCGCCTTTGTACGGTCTTTCTTTTCACTACACTTATGTCGTGCTCTAAAAGATTTTGCAGCCGCTTTATCATTATTTCTTATCCTCATGTTTGGATCACCAAATGTTACTTTCTTAATAGTACCTTTAGGTGTTTTCACATATACTGCGAATTTTTTAGGTCCACTCGGAGTTCTGAAAGGTTTGTTTAACTTAACATTTTTACCTCTATGTTTTGCCTCTACAATATATTCTTCTATATTTTCTAAAAAAGGGATG